CGTCCGCGGGGCCGCTGGGGTCACGGTCCCGTTGTTGTTGTCGACCACCGGGGCGCCAGAGCTGGCGCGGGTGACGGTACAGGCGTCGACCATCAGGGACTCGGCGTGCGCGCGCAACTCGGGGAGCGCGGACGCGATGGCATCTGTGAGGCTCACGTGGAGTCCGACGTCGCCGAGCGGGTGGAGGGCGGGGTGCTGGCCGACCATTGCGCGGCGTCGGCCTCGAACCCGGGGCGGGTCGAGTAGAAGGTGGAGCCCGTGGACGGGCTCAGCAGCGCCCACCACTCATCCGAGATGTCAGACGTCTGCACGCCCGTCTCGAAACGGCGCGTCATCGAGCCGTCGTCAATCGACACTGTCTCGCTCGACACGCGCGAGTCGCCGCGACGAATCTTGGCGACCACAGCCTCGGCCTCCACGTACCGGAGCACGTCTTGGTCGAGCGCGGACACGTCGCCCAGGCGGGACTGGATCAGAATCTCCACGCCCGAGAGCCACCACTCGATTTGGCGCAGTTCGGCATCCGAGGAGACGGGGCGACCAATCGCCGTTTCGACGTCTTCCACCGTTGCAGCGGTCATGGTCGCCCCACCTCCTCAGTGCTCAGTTGATCCGACGATCAGGAGGCGTCGGTGTAGGCGACGAACGCGCCGAACGCGTCCGACTTCACGAAGCCGTAGTACGCCTCGACGAGCAGGAGCACGAGGTTCTCCTGGAACGCGGAGTGCGTGGCGCCGTTCTCGTCCACGTAGGAGGCCGAGTCGGACACCTTGATGGTGATGTCCATGCCGACGCCGTAGGCGCACTGGGACCAGTCGCCACCGATGGCGCGCAGCTTGGTGTCCTGCACGGGCGACTCGGTGATCGTGGCCTGCGATGCGGCGGCGGTGCCACCGGTCAGCGCGGTCTGGTTGACGCTGAGCGGACCCGACGCACCGCCGACCACATTGAGCGTGAAGGTGAACGGGCCGGGAGCCGTGCCGGTGACCGTCGCAGCCGCGAGGCCCGGCAGGAGCCGGACGGCGGTCTGGATGGTGCCAGCGGCGGCGTTGAAGGCCAGCGGGGTCGTGGTGTTGCCACCGTAGGTGATGGTGAACGTGCCACCCGTGGGGGTGCCGACGAGGGTCACGACCTGCACCCGGCCGCCCTGGCGACGGTAGTCGCCGGAGACGCCACGGTTGTAGTACGCCGGGTAGCCGATGAGCGACCCGCCGTTGCCGTTCAGGCCCGCGGTGGGACCGTCGACCCACAGCGGCTTACCCGTGGTGTCGGTGTTGAGCTTCAGCGTGGGCCGCAGGCGCGGGTCCGCGGCGAAGCCGGTGAAGTCGAAGCCGGCGTCGACGACGGCCTTCTCACCGTTCACGAGGTCGGTGAACATGCCGCCCGTGGCCTGCGTGGCCGTGCCGAGCTCGACCGAGGTCACGCCCTTCTTGAGGTAGTCGGCGAACGGCCCGGCGCCACCCGTGCGGAGGTCGAGGCCGTGGATCGCGGCGTAGTCGAACGCACGCGCGATGGCGGTCGGGAGATCCTGGCGAAGCTGCGCGTACAGCCCGGCCGCGTTGGTCATGGCGATCTCCTGCGAGACGGGCACGAGCAGGGCGACCTTCTTGCCGACCATCGTCTTGATGCCGACCTGGCCGTTGCCGACCGGCTTCACGCCGCCCTCGGACACCCAGCCAGCGGCGGGGACGTCCATCGAAACGGGGATGGCGGTCTGTGCGGTCATGGCCAGCGGGACGCGGCGGGCGAGGGCCATGACCGCGGAGGACTCCACGGCCTGGTCGAAGATGGGGCCGGTGATCGACGCCGGCAGAAGCGTGTTGTTGATGCTCGAAAGGCTCGTAGCCATGGTGGGTGACTCCCTAATCAGATGGGGTGGTTCAGCCGGCCATCTGGCGACTGAGGAACGATGCGAAGTCCTGCTCCGGCGAACCGGCGGCAGGGGTGCCCGTAGCGCCCTGGGTGAGGTCGGGGCGCGGGCCGGGCGCGGTGATGGGTGGGGTGTCCGCCCCGTTGGTGGCGGCAATGCGGGCCGCGATGGTCCGCATGGTCGACTCGTCCTTGACCGAGCGCAGCAGCTCGAGGTCGTCCGCCGCGGTGATGCCGTTCTCGGCGGCCACGGTCAGCACGGTGTTGGCGAGCTGCGTCTGGGTGAACTGGTCCTGCAGCGTCGCCACGGTGGCGGCGAGCACGGACACGTCGGGCGTGTCTTCCGGCTTGATGCCGAGCGCCTGGGCGATTGCCTGAGCCTGCGTCGCCTGCGAGTCCCGAAGGCCGTTGAACTTGGTCTCGAGGTCGCGGTTCACCTTCTGCTGTGCCTCGAACTTCGCCTGCCAGTCCGTCTCGGGCTGGGTCTGGGGGTTGCCCCCAGCGGCGGGGTTCGCTGCGCTCTGCGGTGCGTCGGTCGGGGTGGGGTCGGACATTTGTGTCTCCATCTCGGAGTCAGCCCAAGACCTCGCGTCTCGGGAAGTTCTAGAGGGCCATGCGGGCGACCTTGGACAGGTCGGCCACGATGTAGCCGTTCGCGGCGAGGAGCTTCACGGCTTCCTCGCGGCTGGAGGCGAACTTGTAGATCGCCTCGGGGGTCGGTCGCGGGCCGGATCGCCGCACGACGTAGTTCTTGACGTAGCCGCGCCGGCCCACGTTGGTCGCCGTCTCGCGGGCCACCTCGCCGCGCTGCTTGGCTAGTTCGCGCTTGACGTAGGAGTTCCACCCTCGGCGCGTCGTGCCCTCGGACGTGTAGAGCCCGTCAGCGGATCGACCGCGCCGGGAGTTGATGACCTGGTTCATGTCGGCGCCGTCGCCGATCGCTCGGCGCTGCACCTTCGTCAGGTCCTTGACGTCATCAGGGCCGATGTTCACGCCCGGGTCGAATGGGTCCGACTCCGCGTAGGGAATGTGGAAGCAGTCGCAACGGGGGTGCCGCTCGAAGCCCTGATTGAACTTGAACAACTTGCCAGCCAGGACTGCGCACCGCTGGCAGCAGGGTGGGTTGACGTGCCGAATCCAACCCGTCTTAGGCGTGGCCGCGATGGCGACACTCGCTGCGCTGCGCGCCGTGTCCGAGATGGTCGTGTGAACGGCCATGTCGAGCCACTGGCCGCCAATCCGCAGCCGCTCGTCCAGTGAGTCGGCGTTGGCCTCTCGCGCCTTCACGACCGCCCCGTAGAGCAGCGTCTCGAGCTCGCGCCCATCTGCCGCGATGCCGGCGAAACCTTCCGGGCGAACCGTCCCGACAGCCTCCGGCGACGCGCCAACCTCGGCCAGTGACGCAGGGACGTAGGACGCGCCCGAGCGGGCCGCACCCAACTGCGCCGACGCCGTGAGTAGGGCCAGCCTTGGGCCGATCCGTGCCCACCCTGCGTCGAAGTCTGAGCCGATCATCGACCACTCGCGCCGGGTCAAACCCAGCGTGGCAACGATGAGACGCTGCTGCGCCCGGTAGTGGTCAGAGACCGCCTGCGGGAGCACCCGCGCCGCCCGTCAGCGCACGAGCCGCACCAAGGATCGGGTCTGAGGACGCCTGCTCCTCGCGGCGCTGGAGTTCCTTGTCGATCTCCTGCTGACCCATGCCATAGCGGCGCTCGAGGATGCCCGCGTCGGACCAGCCGATCTGCTTGTCCTTCAGCGCCGCGTCGGACGTGGCCGCGTCGCCCGATGTCTCCGGGTTCTTCCACCCAATGACGGCAGTACGACACGCCTCGGCCACGGCGCCATTGCCACGGACGAGAGCCATGCGCCGGAACGTCTCACGCTGCGGCCCAGACAGGTGCTTGTGCCCGTCGCGGACCTTCATGTGCAGCGGCGTGCGGAGCCCGTCGAGCGTTTCGCCGTTGACGTTCGCCAGTGCGCCCAGGTAGTTGAGCGGCGTCTTCGTCTGCGCGCCGATGTGCTTCACGAGGGTGTCAATAACGCTCGTGAACACGTCGAGCTTGGCCGAGTCCCACTGCCCGATCGAGGCGTTCTGACCCGTGAGCCACAGCATCCGGCCGCGGGTCAACTGCTCAATGTCGATCGGACGCTCGCCGACCTTCTGGCCGTTCTCGTCGAGGACGGGAACCTTCGGGGGCTCCTGACCCAGGACCACACGCGCGGGCATCGAGGCGTAGTCGGCCGCGCCGAACAGGTACGCCCACATGAGGTTGATGGCGTCCTGGCCGGCCATCGTCCCCTCGATGTCCGAGATGGGACCGTCGCCGAGCAGTGGCCGGTTCGGGAACTCCACGAGCGGCACCACACCGAGCGGGTTCGGGATGGGCCACGAGTCGTCCGTGTCCGGCTGTCGCGGAACCCATCCGCCGTCAACCGCAGCGAACGACGCCGGCAGGACCAGTCCGGACGCCGAGCCGAGCGTCTTAGGGCGCTCGAACTTCCACACCTCGTCGGGCGTGAAATAAGTTGCGTACTCGCGCTCGTCCTCGACCCACGCCTTGAGCGCGTCACGCTGCGATGAACCGTCTGCCTCGTAGCCCACGATCGCCTGTGATGCGTGCTCCCACGTCAGGACCGGCTCGTCATCCCGGCTGCCCCAGACCATCGAGAACGACCGCGACGTGACCGCACCCGACAGGAAGCCTTGCGACGACTTCGACTGCCCGTCGTTCAGGTTCCAGTCGCGCAACAGCACGCGCTCGTCGGCCGACAGGTCTTCGGCGTCGTCGCCCAGGTGAATCGACGCGAACTCGGTCAGTTCAGGGGCGGCCGAACCGACCACGCCGCACCAGTTGTCCGAGTAGCCCGCGAATCGTTCGCCATGGAACCGCTGGAACTCCGGGGAGGCGTAGCGCAACGGCTGCTCGCCCTTGAAGTAGCGTTCCCGATTGGCGACCGGGCCGCGGCGGGTCTTCAGTTCGGCGTACAGGGTGTTCACCCGGGCGGTGGCCTGCTTGGCGGTCAGAGCCACGGGGCCTCCTTCTCGGGTCGTCAGAACACGTAGGCGTAGGACTCGGTCTCGTTGCCCCACCCAGCGGCACGGGCGTCGGACGCGGCCTCGTGCGCGAGGACCGACGTCACGGCGGCGTCGATCTTCTGGTGATAGGCGCCCGCGGGCTTGGACAGGATGTAGCGTTCGCCGGCCTTCGCCGCCTTGCGCGCGTTGCCGATATGAGTCGCCGACACCTTGCAGTCGTCGTGCGTCAGTGAGCCGGCAGTCAGGTCCGTCACGAACCGCTCGAGGGCCGCGTGCATCTGCGACACCCGGTAGGTGGGCCAGGGGATGACGACGTTGTCGCCGAACTCCAGCGCCCAGGCGTCAACCTCGGACTGCCACCACGGCGGATCGGCGTACATCCGCGTCACCCGGTAGCGCCCGAACAGCTCGGACACCGCCGCATTGACCTCGCCGCGGGGGATGATGCCGCCCCACTCTGCGGGGTTCCACAGCGTCGGACGCTTGTCCGGGCCATAGGTCGGGGTGAACAGGACGCCCTCGCGCGTCTCGGCGCGGATGCACGTCCAGTCGTCAGTTTGCGAACCGTCGAACCCGAGCGCTATGTCGAGCACGTCGACTCCCACAATTTGTCAGGCAGCCACGCGCCCAAGCCCTGCACCAGCCGATTCCCGAAGAAGCGCTCGGCCTGCTGCGGGTCGCGCTCCATGAGCTCGGCCGCCTCAGCCTCGATCGCGTCGAGGTCGACCCACGGGGAGCCGGCGTAGACGTAGCGGAGGATCTTGCGGCGCTCGGCCTTGTTGGCGAACGACAGCGACGACGGTGCCTGCGGGAAGTCTCGGAAGATGTCCTTGGCGGAGGACTCGAACGTGCGCTGGGCGACCGACAACTCTGCCGGGTCCCATGCGTTCGTCGTCTCCCACGCGCGGCCACCCATGCCAGCGAGGCCACGACGCTGCGTCTCGGCGACGCGCACCATGCCGGCCGACTCGGTCCAAATGCCCGTCTCGTCCTGCGGCACGAACGTCACGCGAGCACCCAAGCGGGACTTGGCTGATGACGTCACGGTGTCAATGCGCCCCGCGCCGGGAAGTCGGATGAACTCCTCGCCCGTCTTTGGGATCAGTTCAGCCAGCGGCCCGAGTTGGATCATGGGACGCAGCGCGTCGTAGATGTTGTCCGTCTGCTCATTCGACGTCGCTGTGATCTGGATGAGCGGAGTCGGCCACGGGATGCCCATAGCCTCGCCCGGCTCGTAGGCGTAGACGAACCCACAGCCACACCCGAAGTCGCGGCAGTCATAGACCTCGCCACCGCGAGCCCAGCCGTCGAACAGCGCCGGGCCGACACCCTCGAGACAGATGATCGCCGCGGTGAACGGACCCTTGCCCGTCTTCTGCGGTCGCACCGTCTGAGAGCGGCGGAAGTAGAACGCGGGCGCGAGCTGCCCACGAGTCGCAGACGGCTTCACCCGGTAGTGGTTCAGCGTGTCCCACGCCTGCCAACCCGAGAGCGCAAACCGTTGCCCACGAGAGAAGCCGTCAGGGATGACGCAGTGAGCCTCGATCCAGTCGACCGCGACGAACAGGGTCGGGAAGTCGACGCGGTAACTAGGCTCCGGGCTCGACATCAGTCACGACCTTGAAGCGGTCGCGCGCAGACTGGCCGGCAGGCTCGGACGCCTCACGCTGAGCGGCGACCTGATCGGCGGCGATCTTCCACCGACGACGAGCGAGGCCATCCTGCGAGATCCCGAGGCCTTCCATGAGCTGCTTGACCAGCGTGCCCAGGTTCGTCGGCGCGCCCGGCGCCTCGGCCTCAGTCAGCCGGCGCACATAGAGGGCAACCTCGAGAGTCGATCCGTCGCGCTCCCACTGGACAGCCTGCGGGCGAGCCCACTCGGAAGCCCAGACCTCGACCTCACGGGCCGACGCCTTCGGGGACAGCGGCCACTCGGGCGGATCACCCAAGCGACCCTCGGCCGGCAGCGTCGTCCACCCAGCCAGGTCGGACGGGCGATCGCGTCGAAGTGCGTTCGGGTCCGGCGGGGGGCCGGATCGAGCACGCGCACCACCTTGAGCCATGTTGCACCGCCTTGCGCGGGGAAGGCTGCGGCGTTGCGCTCGCAGCGGGGATATATCACGGGGGGCATGTGGCCGGAGGGTCTGAACTTGACCGACCCCTTAGCGCCC